CATACCAGCAGGATGTATTAAATTTTTAAGGGCTGAGCGATACTTATCCATAGATTTCTTTATTTTAACAACATATGAGAATTTCTGGTAGTAATCTCTATCTTGGATAAAGTTGTATGACGAAATATGCCCATCATCATTTAGATATCTACCAGGATAAGTAAATGCTCCTGTGATAATTGTAGCTACAGCCTGAGCTGTACCATCACCAATCTGTGTAAGATTTAAAGTAGGTACTGTGGTATATCCTGAACCGCTCTTTGTAAGTTGAAGACTTAGAATTCTGCCTTGTGTTGAATCAGGTGAATACAAGACTTCTCCTGATCCAAGAACAGCGGTAACTTGGACAATAGCATTAGATGCTAGAATATTCGAAGATATAACATTAGCTATTGGTAAGAATAACTGATCGTATCCTGTACCACCTGTGATTTGGCCAGGAACATTTATAAAATCAATCTTACTTATTGCATTAGACTGTGATGTATCAACATTACTAACTATGGCATTTGCGCCGGATCCAGTTCCACCAGGAACATTTGTAAATCTAATTATATCTCCAATATAGTATCCAGTACCACCATTAACTATTCTCATCTTACCAAGAATACCAAGTTCTCTTACTCTTGTATTAGCTTGAGCCGTCATTGTAGGCGCAAGTGAATAGCCAGAACCTAAATTGTATAGAAGAACACCCGTGATTGGACCAGTGTTAGCATACACAAAATAAGACATAGAGTTAGAAACCCAGTTATTAGCTGGATCATTTATAGAACTAACTAGATTGGAATATTTTAAGTTGCCAATTCTAGTGTTTGATTCTAAAGATATAATAGATGAAACGATGTTATATGTGTTAGGATGATAGAAATTGTCTGATGAAACAGTAGAAACGTTTGCGTTCGCTCCTGTTCCACCACCACCAGTGATGAGAATATGATTTCCTTTTTGAAATCCAGCACCACCGTTCAATGCTGCAATAGATTTTAAATCGCCGCTGCTGATAGAGGCAACAATAATATTTGCTCCGCTGCCTGTTTCACTTTCAACAATTACTCGATCACCAACGTTATATCTTGCTCCACCGTTGATAATCTCAACAGTATTGATACCGCCAGAGAATAGATTGGCTGTGATTGTTTTTTCTGTACCATCTTCAGTAAATGTTGATGTGATCTTTTCACCAAAGCTGAAATTTTTGTATTGATTGGAAAGTTTAAGTTCACGAACAAGAGAAGGTCCCTCGTAGTATGACGATGATCTTTCAACAAGCGCATATGCGTTTGACGTATTGCCTGTAATTCTTCTGTTAATAAATTTGGTTTCTATGCCTAATTGATTATTAGCCACACCATTGACTTTTATATCCGTAATTTTGACAGACTTCTCTTGATACCACTTGCCATCAGAAACTTTTAAAATATCTTTTTGTGGATAGTAAAAGTCCACATCTTCATTGAATAGAATTCTCATAAGAAATCTGATTGACTTCTCAGTGCCTCTAGAACGATAGAAGTCCTTGATATGCTTTAGAATCAGAGTTTTATCTACAGCAGTGTCTTTTGGAATAAATGGTAGAAAATTGTCGTAAAAATTCTCAACAAACATATCTGTCAAGTCAACATCGGATTGATTTAATAAATTCTTAGATACATTCTCAACACCTGTTTGCTGCTCTAAGAACTCATAGTAAGCTTCCAAAAAAGCAACGAAGTTTTCATGGTCGTTTCTAACAAAAAAAGGAACTTGAGACGCGACTAGATTTGATATTTTGTTGTTGCTATTCATTTTATTCTGAAACGACTTCTATTTGATATGAAAGAGGATTATCAACATCAATATCTATAATCTTATTTCGGATAGAGTTAATAATTTCTTTTTCTACAAATGCATTTATTGTCAATACATTTGTTTCGTAATAGCTATTTGATGCTACTGTCACAGGCAATAGAGATTTAAGAACGATTATACCATTGTCATAATCTATAGTTCCAGCATCATTATTAACAAACACTTTTTCGCCATTCGCATTTATATAGTATGTTCTAAGATTGCCAACGCGAGATTGAAGAATAGGGTCTACAATTATACCTATTCCGGTATCTCCTGATATCGTTACTGTGGCTCTGGTATAGTTTACACCTTTATTTGTCATTTCAATTGATGCAACTCTGCCACCGTAAAGTTTTGCAATACCTTTGGCTCCTGTACCATCACCAGTGATAGTAACTGTTGGAACTGTAGTATAGTTTATACCACCATTTATAATGTCAATTCTCTCAATACCTGAATTTATTGACGGTACCTCTTCGAAGAATACCTGTCTTGTGATAAAGTTACTGTCAACTATGCCTAAAGAAGGATAAGATGACACTGAGCTACTGAATTCGCCTTTCTTTATAGGTATTCCAAAATCAACTGTATAGTTTTTTGATTGACTTAAAATAATTGGAATTCTCTTTTGAACTATAACTTTAATATCTGTACCAGTAATAGAGTTTTCCGAGTCTTGGATATATTGTTGTAATATAGACTTTTGGAAACCAGATTTAAACTTACCAAGATAGTCCGTCTTGTAATCTTCAATGGAAGCCACCACAAAGCCTCTAATCTGGGCCGCTGTATACTGAGTCAAGTTTGAATCATAGTATACGGTGCCACGAACAAAAATGTAGGTATAAGATGGATCAACAATTTCAGGTAAAACAGTTAGAACGTTTCTGTTTTCAATCAAAGTATTTTTGATGTTTTCTTTTTCCAGATTGCTAAGGAAAAAGTTCTCTTTCGTCTTCAATGACAAGAATACTTTACCATATACAACAGGAACATTATCCTCACCGCCCCATACAGCTACCGAATCGATATTTGGATAGTCTTTGGTAATCAGAGTTTCATAGTCATATATGGTAATAGCACGGTTCTGTGCTGAGTAGAAATAAGGCGCACGATACTTGACCTGCTCAATTGTTTCTTTTTCCGATCCAGAGTATGTTGAACTTGTCGATGTTATTCTAACGTTATCGTTATATAATCCACCAATATTTTCCGCTATAGAAAACGATGATATCTTATTGCCAATAGAACCTAATGTATCGATATATGTCACAATGATAATATTACCGTCTTTAGGTCTTTTACCTATCACATTATCACCAAAGTAAACAGAATACTCTCCCTTTTCGTTCTCTTCGATGAAATATACCGCAGAGTTTGGCGTGAGTTCGGTTAAATCTTGGGCTAGATTGTATGATATAGTCTCCGTGTTAGAAGCGGACTCTTGAGCGGTAATAACTATGGTGTTTGTGTCAACATTTGCAGATGGAATATCAAATCTTCTTTTGGTATTTGATGGGGTCATTAGATACTGTCTGGTTACAACTTCACCCTGCTTTATGGTAACATTTGAAAATACAAAAGAGCTATCAGTTTTTATAACTGTATTGGAATTCAATGCTACGAAAGGATAATTAATACCATCAATGGCTGAACCTAAAAATCTTGTATACCTGTCTAGAGTGAGTGTGGAAGTGACCTGATCTTCAGATATTGAAGGCGTTACAGTGATATTAAGCTTAGTCTCAGAACCATGAGAGCTTTCTGGAACATAATTGATTAATTTTGCATGTGAAACGGTAGACTGTCTGATCTTTGATGTGTCTAGGAACATTTCATTGCCAATCATATTCAGATAATAGGCATTATAATGTGTGTTCAAAGCAAGAATATCCAATAGGACATTCATACCAGAACCTTCAAAATCATAATCTTGGAATCTAGACTGACTCTTTAGAAAGTTCTTTAAATTAGTCTTAATGCTATCAAAGTCAAGGTCTGTTATTACTATTGATTTATTGGTCGCCATCAGCGAATTCTTTCTAGAAATATTGTTGTTGTTACCGGTTCGTTTCTATTCAATATAACATAATGCATCCTAGCACTGTATCCATTGTTATCCAAATCAAATACCACATTAACGTCTATCATTTCGACTCTAGGTTCATAATTTCGTATTACTTCCATAATAGCATTCTTTAAAAAGGTGGCTGTCAATGGAGTGGCATTCTCAAACAATAGTTTTAAAGCACCTGATCCAATTCCTGGTCTAAATGGTTTTTCATAAAAATTAGTTAGTATCAAGTTACGAACTGAACGTTTGATAGCGTCAGCTCCGGTCTTTATTAGAACATCACCAGTTGTTGGATGTGGAAGAAAGTCCAAATCCAAGTCTGAATAGTC